TTTTGGTTGGCTTACGACAATGCTTTTTTTAATGTAGTAAACAACTTTTTCTCCTTTCCTACATAAGATGCTAAAGCATTTTTATCCTCAAAAGAAATGTCGGCTACAACGGTTTCTTTGCCATTATAGTCAAGGATTGTTTGAGAACCATCCTCATTTGACTTTAAAATACCCAAAGCACCAGCCTGCTCAACAAGAGTTAAAGCCTCTGTATTGTCTTGCATTTTAGTTACGCCACCGATAATCCAAGACTTAAATTGCTTGTTCTTATCCATTGTGCTGTAGAACTTAGATAATAAAATCTCTTTAGTGTCATCAACACCTACTGATAATTTGTTCTCAGCAATTTGCTTTAACTTCTCTAAAGACATCTGTGCAAGAGCAATTTTAGCATTTGATTCTGCAATAACATCGTTAGTGTTAGCCAAGGCATCTGCTTGTTCTACTAAGAACTTAAATGGAGATAAATGAGTCCCAACAAGGCTATTAGAAAACAAGTTTGAAAAGTTATAACAAAACCATAATAACTCTTTATCTTTCGAAGGGTTGAAAGAAAAAGAATTATCAATTACCAAATGTTTCTCCGGGAAGTAAGAAGATCCATCACCTCTATATCTAGGAGGTTGGTTTGAATATCTAATTTCTCTCTGCTCACCAGTCTCATCATCAATCCACTTACTAACCAATAAAATTGAATGTAATGGCTTAGAAAAAACGTGAGGTGTTCTAGGATTATTAGTCTCTATCTTTTGAATAACATTCTCGTTGTAATTAACTCTTAGAGATTTCCCTTTCATAAAGTCAGGAAATACAGAGGTTAATTGTGCCAAATCTTCTTCATCTAAGACGAATTTTTTGTTGTCTGCAAATAGCATAATTAATAATTTTTATTTGTTGTGTTTTGTGTTTAAAGTTAAAATGAGGGAGGTTTTACCCTCCCCCATTTTTATTTACATTCCTAAATTAATTAGGCTGTGATTCTTGTGAACTGCTCCAAAGTAAAGAAGTCAAATCCAAGGTCAGATGACAAATAAAGTTTTGCCACATCATATGGACCAATCTTACGAGCAGAAGCACGACCATCATCGGTGATTTCCATGAAACGGCTATATCCATCCATTTCTTTGTAAACCAACTCGATACGGTTACGCAATACACCCTCAGCATCAGCAACTTTGTTCAATGGAATAACCCATCCACGTTGACGAAGACCTGATGATACGTTAGCAGCAGTAGTAGCAGGATCTTGCATGAAACGAGCGTTCTTTAATGCAAAGTTGTATCCATCTATGTTAAGTGCCTGCCATGAGAATGTGCTGAACAAGGTTTGAGTCTGCTCCATGTTACCTCCGAAGAATACATCGGCAATGGCTTGAGTTGTAGCATTAACCAAGTTAGCGTTACCTAATTCGTATGCAGAAGAACCTGAAGAAATTTCTTGGTTCAAGTCGCTATAAAGCTCATTAGTTAACCAAGTTAAGAACAAGTTACTTGCATAACGTCTGCTCATTACAGAAGCAATAGTACGCAAATCAGCAACACCAAAAGCACCTGCACCACCTGCTGAGTGAGTGTAACCACGAGAAGTGATTTCAGCATCCAAACCAGAGAAAGTTTGAGGAATACCAGTGTTGTTAGCTGACTGACCAAAAATCATAGACAAAGCAATCTGCTTAATTAAACGATATTCAGCTTCATCTTGACCTTCGTAGAAGAAACCATTCATCTTCTTAGACTTACCATCACCATACTCAACTTCCATCCATTGAGGAGCGTTAGTTTTTTGAGTACCAGTTAATTCGTAAGTTTCTTTGAAGATTTGAGTCTTCCAAGAATACTTAGTCCAAAAAGATTGAGAAGAGATTGGTTGAGCAGTTCCTTCATCCCAAGCAGAACCTGTAACTACAAATACGTCACCTGCTGTAGCGGCTTCGTTAGTAGATGAGTTCAAAGGTTTGATAGTTACGTTCACACCAGATACACCTGTTACAAGATACAATGGTAAAGTTGCAACACTAGTGTTCATTAAGATTTGCCCTTCTTTAGCATAAGTATAACCTGCAAATTGGTCAACATATGGAAAAGATGGAGGTGTTGAAACAGTACCTGCAGAAGTGTCAGAAACAAAAGTTAATGCAACACCTGCACCAGGAGCAGAAACAGTAGCGTTAACTACAACTGGAGCGTCATAAAGACCCTTTTCCCAGTGCCATCCTGTTACGTTTTGAACACCACGCTTCATTCCAAGTCCCATCAAAAGTTGGAAGTCAGAAAGACCGTTGTCACCGAATTTGTTTTTAAGAGTACGCAAGTAGTGAGGCACTAATAAACCTGTAGTGTAACTTGCATCGAATAAAGATAGCAACGACCCATTTAAACCACTGGGGGCTGCTACTGGAGATGAAAATGCCATTTTAGTACAATTTTAAATTTAACAATTAATCTTAGTATTGTGACTCAAAGTAGCGTTGTAGTTGGGATTTCTCGCTTCCTGTGTTTGGCCTTTCTGTTTTCTTAACCTCCGATCCATTGTGGAACTCTTTAGCTGTTTGCTCTCGGGCCTCCCCTTTAGCAGCATTAATGAGTGCCTTGTAAATGTTTTTTGCTTCAAGATTTTCCACTCGACTCCGAATGTAATTATTCATAAGCTCAACATTTTGGTCGTTAGGTAATGATGGATTTGATTTAATTAGAGAGATTAATTCATTTTGAAGTTGATTTTTAGTTTGCTCAGACACCTGAGTTTTAATTTTCAAACCTTCAACTTCCAACTCATACTCACTCATTTTTGTCAAATCACCAACTACTGGCTTCCATTGATTCACAACTTTTTCAATAGTCTCTTTAGACTCATTGAATTTATTACGCAAAGATGATAAAATATCTCTGTTTTCGCTAATATTTTTTAATTTTTCTTCTACGACAGCAACATTTTTTCCAATTTTCATTTTCATGATTTTTGGAGCGTCTTCAAATGTTACATCGGCATAGGTATTGTTTTCATCTGCAATTGCATCACACAAGTCTTCAAAGCTAATATCTTTCAAAAGAGATGGGTCTTCCAATACTTGTGCTAGTGCCATTGTTTGGATAGGGCTTTGTTTTATTTCCTCTGCTGTTTTACCTACAAACTTTTCAGCTACAGAACGATCTTTAATACCAGTGTGTTTCATGAATGAGTTTAAGGATGCAAGAGTGTCATCTACAAATGGACTTTCCAACTCTTTAAATAATGTTTCCTGCTCATTTAAGAAAGGCTCATACTCATCATACTTAGATGCCTTTTGATTTACTGCTTCATACTTGCTTTTAATAGAATCTAAAGACTCAAAATCACCAAATATAGCCTTTAAGTCAGACGCAGAAAAAGTAGTATCATCTGATACTATTGAAGGAGTAGGTTCTGATGGACTTGTTTCACTTGGAGTAGAATCGTTAACAGGTGATGGGGTTGTTTCTGAGTCTACATTAGTTGGTGTTGGTTGTGGACTAGATTGTGACTCCGCACCAATATAGTCGAAGAAGTTAATTGTGTTTTCGCTTTCCATATGTGTTTTTTATTTGTGTTATTCTTTATTTCTTACTTGACCTGTAATTTCCATACCGGTCTCTTTTTGTAAGAATGCTTCCGCTTTAATTTCCTCAATAGTCCCTTGAGTTTCCGCGGCTATAATCATTTGCTTTTCTTTAACTCTAATGTTTGATAAAGCAGCCTCTTTCTTAATTTCTAACTCTGCCTTCATTTGCATTAACTCCATCTCACCCTTTTGCTTCATTAATAACTGTTCTTGCATAGCCTGATTTTGAGCCTGTTGGTTTTGCATTGACATCATATCATTCTGCTCTCTCTTTTTCGAACTCTTATATGTCAAGTACCATGTAGCCTCTTTCAATCTACCTTTCTCTAACATTTCTAATATCATAGTATAGTCTGAAAGTTCAATTTCAGGCATACCATTGCGACCTACTTTTAATGCAGTTTCAGCGGCTTCAGCTATTTTAAATTTCTGAGTATTTGATATTTTATTAGTTAATGAAAGACCTAATTCCTCTAAAGTGAATTCAGACCCTTCCAACATATATTCTATTGCCTCCTTACCAAACACATCTGAATAAAAAGACTTAACCTCTTCATCAAATCTACAAGTAACTAAAGTTCTTAATATTAAATTCTCAGCCGCCTTTACTTTAACTCGCTCAAGAGCCTGTTGTAATGGCCATAAAGCATTATTGGTAGCGTCAATTTCTAATTCTGCAACACCTACTAACTTATCTCCTTTTGGTGGAGATCCGGCCATTGTTGGAGTGATACCTGTAATCTGTAACAACTTCTCTACATCATGTTGGTATGCCATAATCCATTCGGATAATTGCTTACCTACACCACCTTCTAATTCCTCAAAAGTTTTATTTGTATTTACCTTTCCTCCCAATAAAGAAGATTTGTAGAAAAAGTTCCCGGTATGGGAATAAACTTGAACTAAGTCAAATGGAGTGTACATAGTACCTCCAATAGAATTAATATTCAAAGACCCAATATCAATAGCAATACCTTTAGGAGCAGCGGCTAATTTAGCGGCTTGTAGTTTTAAGTGATTGATTTGGAGAGAGTCATAAATAGGAATAGCAGTCTCAGTAATAGACTTTCCAGAAAC